GACATGAAGTCAGCCTCGTGTTTGGGCCGAAGCCCTTCTCGTAGAGCTCTTCAAGAGGCACTAGAGTCACACGGACAAGCACACCTACAAAAAGAGCCGGAAAACAAAGAAAACACCGGCTTCGGCATTAATGCATCATAAATACTGGGATCCGTTAGGGTCAATAGCTGACGTCTGAAGGACACCCGGTATCATGACAGGGACTGGACCCATATAGTGGGCCAGTTGTGCATCATCTGATGCACTTCGGTAGACCTCAACCTCCTCAGTAAGGTCAGTCTTCAGGGTATCTATGATCACCTTGAAAAGATGGCCAAGATAAGGAATGACACCCACCGGAGCTAATGCCGGATAAGGCACGCTAAAGAGAGTGTCATAAGCGGTTGTTGGGATGCGCGCGACTGTCTGAAAAGACGGCACACGCACATGGTTGGCTAATGAGGCAGTCTGGATAACCTGAGGGACTGCTGAAGGGAAACACCTCCTAGCCAGGGAAGTGTTCGCAGTGGCGGTGACGCCAGACTCGCCCGAGTACTGGGCCACTTTCACCTTGGTGGTCGGGTGTTGGGGATAAAAATGAAAATCAGTTCCTCCCTTGCAAAAGGCATAACACTTAGCCACACACGCAGAAAAATGGGCCGCTCCTGCAAATACCGCTGAGGGCACATTAGGAAACGGCAGCGCCTTAGAAGCCGAAATCCCTCCATATGAGGAATTGACAAACCAAGGCGACAAATAATAAGAAGACACTGATTCCGGAGTCCCATAAAGGGAATCAGGAACTGGTGCCATAATCAATTGCTTGACAGAAGTCACCTTCTCACCCATGGTGTGAGGTGCAACGTCAGCAGTAGTTGTGCTCACGGAATCACCGCCAGCCTGCGTATAAACAGTGCCGTCGGGGAGCAGAGGGAAATAATTGCCTGCATAGTCGGACAACTCATAATCCGGGCCTCCACAAACTTCCACCAAGAATGGTATGGTGCTGGAAACAGTGCCAGTCACCTGAAGGGGATCGAGAACGACCATGGTTATGCCACCAATGGAAGAAGCAAAACTGGTCCATGGAACATGTGATTGGTAATTGCAAGTGAACTCAAACACGTTGTCGTCCTTCAAATCAATGATCATGGTGTTACCATATGGCTGCCGCAGTGACGAGACTGTCTCAGGCCCAGAAACCGTACCACCGAAGTTATTGATCTCTGGCTGCCATATCAAATCTGGATTGTACGTGACCATGAGG